TACTGGAAGATTCTCGGGGGCTGGCGGCATTAATCTACAAAATCTTGGTGGTAAAGGTAGGGCGGGATCGGGAATCCATCCTTTAATTGGTAAAGTACGAAATTTATTATACCCACCTGATGGTTATATTTTAGCCATAGCTGATTCGGCTCAAATAGAAGCTCGAGTTCTTGCCTGGTTAGCTAGTCAAGAAGATCTAATAAATGGATTTGCAAAGGATGAAGACGTTTATAGTATGTTTGCTTCTGAACTTTTTCAAAGCCATGTGTCAAAGCCGTCAGCAAATGATCCCGAACCTATACAAAAAATGCTAAAAATTCGACGTGGATTTGGAAAGGATGGAATTCTTGGATGTGGATATGGAATGGGGACAAATAAATTTTATGATCGCTGTAGGACAAATACTGATCTTCGTCCTTTATTTGACAGCGGTGAATATGATTGGGATTTTGTTGATCGGCTTATTAAAACTTATCGTTCGACTTATGACAAAATTCCTGAATTTTGGAGATGTGTAGAGCTGGCATTTAAGCACGTTATTAAATATCCATCTAATAATGTTGTTTATGGTAGGTTTACATTCAAATATAAAAACGGTACGGTTTATCTTCAGCTTCCATCAGGCCGAGAGCTTATTTATCGACATGCTTATGTAGATAAAATGGGTTCAATAAAGTGGCATTATGGAGCTTTGTGGGGCGGGTCTATTACAGAAAATGTTGTCCAAGCGGTAGCAAGAGACCTGCTTGTTTACTGGATTTTAGAATGTGAAAAAACGGGATTAAATGTGGTTTTACACGAACATGATAGTATTACATGTATGGTTCCTGAAAACCAAGCAAAGGAAAAATTGCAAAAATTAATGGAAATTATGTGTAGCGTTCCTAATTGGGCAAGTGGCTTGCCGTTAAGTGCAGAGGGAAAATTATCTAAAATTTTTACAACATAAAGCATGAAAAAACAGAATAAAGCAACAAAGTTTGAGAAATTAGCTACTCTCACAAATGTTTTGCGGGAGCGTAAAATAGCTGGCTTAGTTAATGAAGAGCTTTTTAAGGAGATACCTAAATTGATTAAACAAAAAGGCGCTAAAGATGGTTCTATTCCTACCCATCCACTTTGTGTTGTTCCCCACCATCCAGAAAGCCAGGTCTTAAAAGACTGTTTGTCGTGGCTAAAGAAAAAGGGAATTGTAGCCAACAGAAACAATGTTGGAAGCGGCGTAATTGGTTCGGGTTGGTATAGTTATGGCATCAAGGGCGCGGGTGATATAATAGGATTATTAAAAGACGGTACACATTTTGAAATCGAGTGCAAAGCGGGCAAAGGTGGGCGATTATCTGCTGAGCAACAAAAACGAAAACAAATTATTGAAAACAGTAATGGTATTTTTCTTGTGGTTCATGGACTTCCTGAATTAATTTTTTATTTTGGAGCTTTATTATGAAAAAGCAATGGAATCTATCAGCAAGTTTCATTAGTTCATTTAAAAGTTGTGCTTATCGCTGTTATCTTCAGTATGTTTTGGGTATCGTTCCCGTTGAAGATACAGATAGTCAGCGACAAGGTACTAATTGGCATCGGCTTCTTGAAATAATGGGGATGGAACCCGAAACCGTTTGTCCCGAATGTGCTAATAAGGGTAAAAAAAATCCAGAATGCCCGCTTTGTGAAGGGACTGATATTTTACCAGCGGAAATGATGGATGCTGTAATTAGGCAACTTAATAAATCGTATGAACATGTCCCGCTTTCTAAAACAAAAGAAGAATGGTTGATAGAACGAGCAATGTTGTTGTATAGTATAGCCGGTTATAACTGGCAATATGCTGATGATGATTTTAAAGTTGTGGCCGAGGAAATTCAATTTAATTTACCAGTACGAAATCCGGTAACTTGTCGAGCATTACCCAATGTGGTTTTATGTGGAAAAATTGATAAAATTGTACAAAGCCCTAACGGATTATATTACATAGACGAACATAAATCTACCAGCAAAACAATAGATGATGATTCAACATATTGGAACCATTTAAATCTCGATACCCAAACTACACTTTATCCTTATGCTGCGCAACAATTACAATTAGCCGGAAAGCTTGAGCCGTATGGTATTACAGCCAACGATCCTTTAATTTCCGGCGTTCGGTACGACGTGTGGCACAAACCACAAATTAGACCAAAAAAACTCACCCAAGCCGAAAGCAAAAAGTTTGTAAAAACCGGTGAGTATATGGGTGAAGAATTTGAGGTCAGGATAACGGAACAAGGATATTGTGTTAATGATGAACCAATTGAAACAGATCCCGGGGCCAAAGAAGGAACATTTGCCATTCGAGAAACGCCCGATATGTTTAGTGCTCGATTGCTTAAAGATATTGCCGAACGCCCTGAATTTTATTTTGCTCGTAAAAGTCTTGCCAGAACAAAAAATGACCTTAAAAGATTTGAACAAGAACTTTATGGTTTGTACCAATCAATTAGGTATATTGATAAAATTACTGGCTGGTGGCACAACGAATCACAATGTGAGGCTACGTTTCGATGCCCGTATATTTCTATTTGTTATAATAACGTTCAAATAGATAAGGATAATATTCCAGAAGGGTTTAAATTAAAAAATGAAATTTATTAATATTATCCAATGTGGAGATTGTGCAGAACTGATGACATATATCCCACCAGAAACCATAGACTTAGTAATAACTTCTCCACCTTATGACAACCTAAGAGATTATAAAGGATATAATTTTAATTTTGAAGCTATTGCTCTACAATTAAAAAGAACCTTAAAACCAGGTGGAGTTATAGTTTGGGTTGTTGGAGATGCTACAATCAAGGGAAGCGAAACAGGATCGTCGTTTAGGCAAGCGTTGTATTTTATGGAATTGGGTCTAAATTTACATGATACAATGATTTATAGAAAAAATAGTTTTGTCAACCCATCAACTACCCGCTATCATCAAGTTTGGGAATATATGTTTATTTTTTCAAAAGGTAAACCAAAAACGTTTAATCCTTTAAAAGATAAAAAAAACAGATATGCTGGACAAACCAGTTGGGGCAAGAATACATTTAGGCAAAAAGATGGCTCTCTTGTAGAAAGACCGAGTAAGATAATTAGTGAATATGGAATGCGGTATAATATTTGGCAATATAATGTGGGAAAGGGATTTTCTGCAAAAGATGCAATTGCCCATCAACATCCAGCTATTTTTCCGGAACAATTAGCAATTGATCATATTAAAAGCTGGAGCAATAAAGAAGATTTAATCCTCGACCCTATGTGTGGGTCGGGTACAGTTTGTGTGGCGGCCAAACAATTAGGCCGTAATTATATCGGAATAGATATATCACCTGAATATGTCGAGTTATCAAAACAAAGATTAGAACGAACTAAAGAATAATTAAAATTAGAAAGGATAAGAAAAATGGCCATTAAGAATCCGCCCAAGAAACCACTAAAAAAACCAACATCGCCACCGCCGCTTCCAGCGCCACAGCCTTCTGCCCCAGCTAAAAAGTTTAAAGTTGTGCCCTGGCAATCTAATGAAGGTGAAAAGATTCTTATATATGGTGATACTGGTATTGGTAAAAGTTCACTTGGAATCCTCGCTCCGACTCCTGTATTTTTGGGATTAGACGAGGGCGCTTCTAAATTGCGGCATCCAGAAACTAATGAACCGGTTGACCACATTGTGGGCCTTGAAACTTTTGCTGATGTTCGAGCGGCATTACAGGATATAAGTCTTTTTGAAAAATATGAAACAGTGGTAATAGACACTGTTACAATTCTTCAAGACTGGGCTGAGGCAGATGTGGTTGCTAATATTACTACGGATAAAGGCATTAAAGTTAAAAATCTTCTGGGATATGGGTATAATAAAGGCTATAAACACCTTTATAATACGATGAAGCTTATTTTACAAGACTGTGATAATCTTGCAAGACAGGGCAAGCATATAATTTTAATTGCTCAGAGCATTAATAATAATATTGCAAATCCAGGTGGCGAGGATTATCTCAGACATGGCCCACGATTGCACGTTGATAGGTCGTGGGACATTCAGGCCTTGTATTGTGAGTGGAGCGACCATATTTTTCGCCTTGATTATGCAGACGCCTTCGTAAGTAAAGACAAAAAGATTTCAGGCAGTACAGAGCGGGCTATTTATGTTCAGCCAGAATTATATTTTAGGGCTAAATCCCGTACAATTGAAGAACCAGTAATATCATTTGAAGACAAAGCAGATGATTCAATTTGGCAATTTTTGTTTGGAGAAAAAAATAATGAGTGCTCAACTACGAGGCCATAAAATTGGCAGAAACTCACTGTGTCCGTGCGGTTCCGGATTAAAATATAAATTTTGCCACGGTGATTTAGCTAAAGCCTTGATTTGTAAAAATGCGGCCAACGAAAAAATGTTGGAGCTAATCCAAAAACAGAAAATCAAGAAACAAAATAATAAAATTACTAAGAAAGAAAAAGATGAAAAAATATCAGATAATATATGCTGATCCGCCGTGGCAATACAATTTTTGTAAAGATAATGCTGATAGAATTGAAAATCATTATCCAACAATGTCCTTAAAAGACATAAAAGCACTTAATATTCCTGCTGCTACTAATGCTGTTTTATATCTTTGGGCAACTGCTCCTAAATTAGTTGAAGCCCTTGAAGTAATGAAAGCTTGGGGTTTTGAATATAAAACACATGCGATATGGGATAAAGAGTGGATCGGAATGGGATATTGGTTTAGGGGAACACATGAACTTTTATTAGTTGGCGTAAAAGGTAGTTTTTCACCCCCTAAGCCAACAGAAAGAATTGCCAGTATAATTAAAGAAAAGCGCACATCTCACAGCAAAAAACCAAGTAAAATAAGAAATTTTATATTTTCATGGTTTCCTAATTGCAATAGAATAGAATTATTTGCCAGAGAAAAAACAGAAGGTTGGGACGTATGGGGCAATGAAATTGAAAGTGATATTAAATTAATTTAATTGAAAGGAAAACAAAATGGGTCAGATTGACAGAGCAGGAACGTTCCGTGGAAACATTGTTGAACACGCAGTAAGCACTACTACAAACGGGTTTCCGCAATTTGTTTGTAAATTAATTGCAACAGAAATTTGGGATGAGGATGAAAAGATTTGGGTTGATTGGTCAGAGTATGATGTAAATGAAATTACAGCATATCTTGTATTGTTTGGCAGCGCTGGCGAGACCCTTAACTGTCAGCAAATTAAGAAAGCGCTTAATTGGGACGGCCTATCATTTTTAGGATTAGACGCCGGAGATTATTCCGAAGTTAAAATACAATTTCGAGTAGTGGAGCATACTTATGAAGAAAAAACAAGACTACAAGTTGAATGGATTGATGAATATGATGCTGCACCTGGTTCTGTAGTACGGAAATTAGATCCGGCTGAAATTAGAAAACTCGATGCCAAATATGCTCAATATCTCAAAGCTGCAAATGTCAAAAAAGCTCCGGTAAAAGCTAAGGCCAAAAACCCTGGTACAGTAAAAGTAAAAGGTACTAAACCAACCAGTCCGAAAGGACCAGTAAAGCAAAAAGTACCAACAGTTCCGCCCGTACAAGACATTTCTCAAGAAGGTCAGTGTACAAAGCAAGAAGCGTGGGATGAAGTTGTTAAAAGACGAGCATCAGACAAGACCGATGAAGATTTAGCTAAATCTTGGCTTGAAGCTGTACACATTATAGGCGAGGGCAAATCACAAGATGAATTAACCGATACTGAGTGGTTTGCTGTTAAAACGCGGGTTGTAGATGAAACTGGCGATCCTAATATACCGTTTTGAGAACAGATAATGGTCAATAAAAAGTTTCTCTCTGAGTTATTTGAAGTTTTTGTCTCTAACGCCCTCAATTGGCCCAAAACAATTGAAACGTTGGCTGATGAGCTGGGGATTAGTACCGATTCTTTATTAAAACTTGGTATTGGTATTAATCCCCTCGCTGGTACATATGTAATACCAGAGCGGGATAATCAGGGCAACATCATAGGTTTGGCCCAACGGTTTTTTGATGGTAAAAAAATGATGATTAAGGGCTCAAAGCGTGGTTTGGTTTATGAGTTAAACCCCGAATTTTTAAAAGGAGAAAAACAATATGAACCAGGCAAACATAATTGGACAAGAATTTATGAAGCAGGGGTCTCCTGTCCTATTTGTGGAAAGCCAGATTGGTGTCTTGTGTCAGCTAGAAATCCCCATAACCCACCTGCCGTTGTGTGTAGTCGTATATCCAAGGGATCTCGGTTCCACATCAAGGGCTGTGGATTTCTACATATCCTTGACCCAAAAGGAGAAGTTCGCTCTGGTTCACAAGGGGCCTTACTCGAAACTAATAAGCCCGTCATTGTGGTCGAAGGTTATTCAGATACTGCGGCGGCTACAGATTTGGGCTTTGTGGCGGTGGGTAGGCCGTCGGCGGAAAGTGGGCTTGAATTGCTCCCAGATCTCGTTCGGGGAAAAGAAGTAATTATTGTGGGTGATAATGATGCGGGTGTTGGTCAGCGGGGTATGGAAACCACTTTTCGGGCGCTTAGTCCAGTTTGTTCTAAAGTAACAAAAGTTTTACCACCTAAACAATTTAAGGACTTGCGGCAATGGAAAAACCAAATTAGTTTAAATGAGCAAACGTTTCTTAAATGGGTAGAAGAACAGGGTGATAAATCAGGGAATCCTAATATTTTTGAAAGCGATGTTGCCCACACAATTGCAAAAACCTGGCTTGATCAAGAAAAACGACAAGATGGATTTCCCACAGTTAGGTGCTATCATGGCCAATGGGTCGAATATAAAGACGGATATTATGCCAATTGCGATAAAGAAGAATTTAGAGGGCAAATATATCAATTTCTTGATGGAAAATTATATCCTAAATTGGGAACAAAAGGAGAAGTTAATCTTGTTCCTTACCGGCCCACAAGAGCAAAAGTTAGTGATATTGTTGATGCTTTAAGTAATTGGTGTACAATTACTGAGGATCCCCCTGTTTGGTTAAAGAAAATGGACCGTCCTGATCCGGTGGATTTAATAGCCTTTAGAAATGGTATATTAGATGTGCAAAAGTATCTACAGGGAGAAATAAAAGTATATGATCCTACACCAGCACTATTTAGTTTCAACATATTACCATATGACTTTGATGAAGACGCCCGATCAGATTTTGCTGATGATCTTTTTAAAGAACTTTTTAATGGCAATAAAGACCAGATTGAGTTATTAGCCCAATGGATGGGATATAATTGTACGCCGGATATGTCTTATGAAAAACTTATGCTTTGTACAGGCCGCCCACGATCCGGAAAAGGCACAATTCTTAATGCATTGGCCGCTATGTTGGGAAAACATCAATGTGTTTCGACTTCATTCCAGACTTTATGTACTGAATTTGGGTATCAACCCCTTATAGGAAAACTTGCTGTGATACTTAGTGATGCTAAAGTACCAAAACAACGAGAAGCAGAGGCCGCTCTGGAAAAAATTCTTCAAATAGTGGGAAGAGATCCTGTGGGAATTCGGCGAATGTATCTTCCTTATCTTCCTCAGATATATTTAAAATGTAGGTTTACGATTGCTATGAATGATCTGCCTAATCTTCCAGATCAGGCCAATGCATTAGAGCCAAAATTAAACGCTCTTAAATTTCCAAATTCTTATGTAAATCGAGAAGACATTTCAATCAAATTTAAATTACAAGAAGAGGCTAGAACTGGAAAATTGATTAATTTTGCTCTTCAAGGTTTAAAGAGCTTGCGGCAAAATGGTAAGTTTATAGTTCCGCGTTCAACCGCATCTCTACTTAGACAATTGAGAGAACTAACTACACCAGTAACTGCATTTATTGCAGATTGTTGTGAATTAGAACCGCCCGGGTCATCAGAAGATTACTATGTTATTATAGATGAACTGTATGAAGCATGGGAAAGATGGTGTCAAGGAAGTGGTCGTAAAAATCCAGGAACAAAAGCACAATTTGGGCGGTGGTTTACTACTGCGTGTCCTACGGCCATAACGACTCGATTAAGGCTTGAAGACAGAAGGCACAGAATTTATAGAAAAGTACGTTTAGCAAATTGGGTATATCGACAATGGATGGGAATTAACAAGAAAAAGAAAAATGCTTAATTCTGAAGAACAAAAAATAAAAATAGCAGAATATAGAAAACAGATACCAAAAATCTATAGGACAAATTATGATAAAGCAATAAAAGGCCGGAGTTTGAGGGCTGCTGTAAACGCCCAATGTTTGGAGTGTACGGGCTGGCAAAGAGAAGAAGTACGGTTGTGTACAAATGTGGTCTGTCCTTTATATCCTTATAGACCGTATAAAAATTAACTAAAATTAGCGCTATGAGCAAGCTGATTTGGGCGTAGAATCGACGATCTTTAAAAATAAGGGATATAATAGGGTTATCATTAAAAACAATGAAAATTCAGAAAGGAGAGTAAAATGAGTAAGAGAACTAGAGTTTCAATAGTAACTTTATCGGCAACAATCTTGGTTATATTTATTGGTTGTTCAATGGTACAGGATGCTGTTATCCCAACTTATATTGCACCAGAAGCTGCGGATTATGCTGAGGTAAATGTTCCGGCGGGACCTCTCCCGTTTACAACTTTATGGGACGCTAAACGTGTGGATAAACGATTAGATTTTGCTCACGAATTAAACCAGATACAATTAGCACGGCTACAAGAAGATGATTTAATGACTTATAATTATCTAAGAAACAACCATACTTTGCATCTTCAACAGGGACAGCAATTGAAGCAAACCATTTTTAGCCCAACTGGACCGATAGGATTGCTTATTTCTGGATTTGGTTTTGGGACTATTGGCGCTTTGACAATACCAAGACCACAAGACATCAAGAAAAGAAGTAAGAAATAATGCAGATTCGGACTAGAAACAATTTATTAGAATGGTTAGAACGCAACGCCCCCTATCCTTGTATTAAAAGGGCACTATTAGAAGGGAAAGTCGAAGTGCTCGGTGGCTTTAAACAGGTGCCACCGAGCGTTCGCCCAGGATGGATTGTTAAAATAACGTCTAAATTCAATAGAATCTGGTATGTTGCTGTTAAAATTCAACCACAGGAAAAATACAAAACTTATGTATTAGAAAAAGTCCCTTGGAAATTCTGGATTGGCGATGAATCAAATAATCCTCTTTACCAAGGAGACTTATCGGAAAAATATAAAAGATTAAAAAATAAGGAGCTGGAAAATGCCTAAACCTAAGAACTCAGATTTAATAAAATTAAACGATGTCCCAAAAGTGCTCTTGGAACTGACCGGAGTATTTCGCTGTCGAGCCACCGTATATAATTGGGCACGAAATGGTCGGCCTGATTATACTGGTAAAAAGGTTAAATTAAAAACCTGTAAACGAGTAGGTTCTTTATATACCTCACAGGATTGGCTTATTGAATTCCTAAAGGCCATAGGCTAAAGTGGAGATAAAATAATGGTTCATATCCAGAAGTTTTATTTTGCCATACATGCTGGCAAGTGGATTTCGATAGAAGGATTTCCAGGTAAAAAACCATTGCCTTTAATATGGCACAATCAGGGTTTATATGGGATAATTTCGGTAGAAAAAGTTGAAAATATGCTTAATTATCTGGACGCTATGGCATATTCTCCTTCACTAAATACCAAAAATGAAGCAGGTGTGTTCTATTGGGATGAAGTTGAGATTATTGACCCGAAAGTAGGAAAAATGCTACTTTTTGACAAAAATTAACAAATTTTTAAGATTATTGCAATAAGGCTTATTATTAAAGAACCAAGACAAGCATATATTATAATCCTTGTTTT